GTCCGGGTCGAAGATGACGGCCACTAGAAGGCGAGTACCCCGTCGCGGCGCATCTTCGCTAACACCTCCTCCATGCGGCGCCGGAGTTCATAATCAGACGGCGGGGTCAACCGGACCGCCACCTGGATCGGCTTATCGAAGGTGAGCTCCTCGTTGAGGGTGGAACGGAGACCCTCCAGGGTGACCGCATCGAGCACCCCGAAGGAGCCGATCAGGTCATCCACCGCACCCTGGCCGCCGCCGATCTCCTTAGCGAGTTCACGGCCAGCGTCGCGGACGGCCTGGATGTTCTCCGGGGTGAGTTGCGACTCGGCGAACTTCAAGTCACCGAACTTCAACACCAGGTCCGCCAGCTCGTCGCCGGTGACTTTCCCGTCGTCGCGGGCCTCCTCGAGCGTCGCCGTGTAATCGTCGAATGCTCGCTCCGCGGCGTACACCGGGTCGATGAGTTTCCGGACCGCCTCCCTGGCGGCGTCGACCTGTTTCTTCAACTCGGCATGCTCCTCATGCGCATCCTCAGCCGCCTTGGACATGGCGGCGAGCGCATCGTCGCTGTAGGTGTCGACGATGGGGATGGTTGTGTCGAGGGCGTCGGCGGTGAGGCGTATCTCGTCGTTGATGAGACGCTGTTCGGCGAAAGCCTCGGCGGCGGCGGCGGCCATGTCGAGGGTGGCGTCGGCTGTCTTGGGGAGCAGCTCGCCGGAGATGACCGACATCGGGTTGATGATGTCGAAGAAATGGTCGAACCAGTCTTTGGATTCCTCTTTCGCCTCACCGGCTGCGTCGGTGTAGGAGTCGGTTGTGGAGACAAGGTCGCCGACAACGGTGGCGACCCGGCCGAGAATGGTGAACAGAGGGTTGAGTTCGGCGACGACGTCGGCGACGACGACGGCGACCGTCTCGAACGCCGGGGCCAGGTCACCCAACACGTCGAGGATGGTGAACATGGCGGGGGCCAGGGCTTTGCCGAGTGTGGCTTGCGCGTTAGCCCATTCGGCGGATAGGATCCGTTGCCGGTTGGCGATCCCGTCGGAGGTGTTGGCGAAGTCGCCGGCGGTCTTGTCGGTCTGCTCCATGATCGCCCGGTACCGGCCCATCACCTTCTGCGACTCGGTCAGGGCGCCGGTACCGTCCCAGATCCCGTCCCTCAACAGGACCTGTTTCACCCTGGCTTCGGAGACGTCGATCCCGAATTGGCGTAACGGCTCCGATTCACCGGCCAGCCCGGACCGGAACTTCTCTAACGCCTCCCCCACGTCGATGTTCATCACGGAGGCGAAGTCGGTGGCGCGGCCGAGGACGTTCTTGAAGGCGCCGGCCGGGTCGGCGGCGTCGATGCTGGTCACGAACGCGGAGAGGGACACGGCAGCCTGATTCAGGTCGGCTTGCGCGATCCCGAACTCTCGCGCCGAGTTCCGCCCCAACGCTTTCACACCCTCGGCGGCTTCACCGTAGGAGACTTCGACGGCGTTGATGGATTCGTTCAACCGGGAGTACTGGTCGATCGCACCTTTAGCGAAGCTGAGGACCTGGACAGCCCCGAACCCGGCGGCGAGCCCTAACGCCCCCTGCTTCACCATCCCGAACGCGCCGGAGGTTTTCTTCTGGAACTGTTGCACATCCTGAGACGCGCCCATCAGTCCCTGTTTGAACTGGCCGGTGTCGGCGACCAGCTTGGCGGTGAGGGTGGCGACGTTGACAGCCATTTAGCGTCTTTTAGCTTTCAACGCTTTGGTGGCTTCTCGGTGGCGGATCACGTCGAGGGCGTGGCGGGCGCCCAACTCCCACCCTGGCATCGCATCCAGGAGCGGGAGGAGCGGGGTCCGGTACCGTTCACTCAACTCGAGGAGCCACCGGAGGTAGGGTTTTCCTCCACCTCCTCGACGAGGGCGGGGATGTTGACGCCGGAGTAGCCGAGGATGACCCGAGCCAACCGTTCCAGGATGACCCCGTTTTTGGCTTGCAGCGCCTCCCGGTCGGCGGGATCAAACACCGGTTGCCTGGTTTCCGGGTCGAACACGTTCGGGATCAACAGGTCAGCGTACATGTGGTCCTGGTCGAGGTTGGCGCCGAACCGTGCCCGCTGCCGGCCATCCATGCCGCGTAGTAGCAGCTTCACCCCCCACTCGGGGACATCCACCACTTCTTCCGGGATGTCTTCGGCTTGGAGGATCATGTCTCTCAGACTCATCGGTTCTCCTTATTCGGTGGTGGCGTAGAACATCGGCCCGTCGATCTGTAGGGTGGCGGTTTCGGCGAGGAGGGCGTCGATCGGGGTGGTGAACCCGTCGCTGGCGACCCGGGCGTACGCTTCCCAGTGGAAGGTGGTGCCTCCTGCTGGTTGGGCGACCAGGTCGACGATCAGGTCCTGGTCGGCGGTGAGCCGGTCGAAGAATGCGGGAGTGTCGGTGGTGCCGCCGTTGATGACCCGCCCCAGTGTGACGGTCGCTTGGGAGAGGCCGGGGGTGAAGCTCCGCCATTTGGCGTTACCGGTGGTGGTGGACAGGGTGGTGACATCCAACATGTCGACGGTCTGGTCGAGGGTCCAGGTGCGGGTGAACGGCAGATACGAGGCGGTCACCCACCGTATCGTCCCGGTCACCTGCGCCGACTGGGCCGTCGTCAACGGTGTCCCGAACGTGACTTTCCCTTGCACATAGTTGACCGAATAGTCAGTGTGGAGGGTGGAGTTGACGAAGATCGTCGGCGGTGTCGCCCGTGTCCAATGTCTACGGGCGGCGGTGCTGACCCGAAAATCGGTCCGCAGCGTGGTGGGGGAGATGCTGGTGAACGCCTGCCCGGCGGATGTCGTCGCCGTAGCCGACGTGATCTTCACCTTCCCCACCTTCCCAGAGAGCGCAGCCATCTACGTGAGTCCTTTCGCCAGGGGAAGCAGCGTCTTGCGTGCCGTTTCCGCGGCTTTGGCTGCCTCGAGCTCGTCATCAAAGCGGCCGAGGTGGTGGTCTATGTGGTTGGCCCGCACCTTCGCTTGCCATTTACCGCGGCTCGTATCCCAGCTGACGCCCCGGTACAAGGAGGTGCCATCCCGAGCCGGGAGGTTCTGTTGATTCTCGGCTCGGGTCACCAGTCGTAGGTTCTCCCTCCGGTTGTCGGTGCGGTCCCGGTTCTTGTGGTCCACCTCGAGATGATCCGGTGCACCCGATACCACCCGATGCAGATACCGGAACGAGCGGCGCCCACCCCGCCCTCGCTCATGTTGCATCCAACGCCCCACGTAGCCGTTGGCAAACACCCACCGCCACTGGCTGAGCCAGTCAACGAACTCGGCATCCACCGCGGAGTAGCCGCGGACCTCAAGCCGCCGCGTACCGGGTATCTGCCCGTAGATGGGGAGTCTCGTCACGTCGTAGTTGTATAGCTCAATGATCCGGTGCCTTGGATGTCCCAGCCGATGTCGACGGTGCCGTCGATCGCTACCGACGGTGACATGCCGGAGAGGAAACAGCCGCCGGAGAACTTGCCGCCGCCGGCCTGATCCATCTCCAAGATGACGGTCGCTGTGGTCGGGGTGATCGAGTTGAGGATCAGATCCTTCTGGCCGGTGGAGGCGCCGTCGAAGAGCCCGGAACAGTTCCCGGTCCATGAGGACAGGCCGGCGATGAAGCTCCGCCACTGCGGGGCGGAGGTGGTGAACGAGGTGACGTCCAGCATGTCGTTGCTGAGGTCGAGGGTCCAGTTGTTGAGGGTGGCGACGGTCCCCCCGTCGTAGTTCACCACCCCTTTCTTGCCGGCGACTGCCGCCATGGTGTTGTCTGTCCTTTCCTAGCCGGTCGATTTGATGATGTCGAAGTTGCAACCTACCCGGAACCGGTCGTTCCGGTCCCGGTCGATCAGGAACGGCGACTGGACCGCCCCGACCCGGACATAATACGTCCCCGTCGACGTGGGGAGCTTCACATTCGCCACCTCGTCGAGGCGCCGGTAGATGTCGCCGGCGATCAGCCGAGCCGTCTTGTAGGAGGTGGAGCGGGTGATGGTTTGCAGCCCGGGACGCTCGTAACCGCGGGTGCCGGTGGAGGTGGTGAAGAAGTGGAGCGGGAACACGCCGCCGGACTCGTAGAGGGTGCAGACCGTGTCCGGGGTGTCCGGCATGAACGACAGGGTGATGTTCGTCGACGTGAGCCGTGTCGACTGTGCCGCCAGGTAGGTGCGCATATCTTCAAGCAGCATCTACAGTCTCCGTGCCAGACGATCCTGGATCCGTGCACCGAACCGGCGGGCCGCTGCTTTCACCGCATCCTCCAGGAACTTCGCTTTCCCCACCGGATGCTGGTTGTCCCGGATCTCATGCACATAGACGGCGTAGTCGGTGCCGTAGGCGAGAGTGACCGTCACCTGCCCGAACCCGACCTGCGGGGTTTCGACATGCCCGGAGGCGCGCAACGTCCCGGTGTCGACCGGGGTGTCCCGTTTCGCTGTAGCCATCATCGCCTCTCCCTCCTCCAACATGGCGCCCGCCACCAACGTCTCCGCCTCCTTCGCGGTGGTTGCTAGACGGCGGGTCAGGGCGTCTATCCCTTCCCAGCGGAGTGTCATGTCGACACCCGAGCCGGGTAGAAGGTCCACATGCGTAGCGCGTTGCAGCGGGGACATTTCGTCTCCACCTGGCCGTCCATGATCTCCGACACCCTACACAAAAGGTAGTGGCAGAAGGTGCCGCGGCGTGGCCCGGAGCGGGCGATCCCGTCGCAACGGACTTCACGCATCCCCTTCCTCCTGCTCCTCCATCTCGACGGTTGCTTGCTCGAACCCGGCGTTCAGTTGCATCAGGGTCAACCGCCACGCTTTACGCCGACCGAACCCGACCCTCCGGTACGCCTCAAATGTCTCCCACGCCAATTCCGCTAGGTCCCGGACGGCGGCGCGGCGTTGGTCCTGGTCGGCGATCGCCCACGGTTCGATCATGACCCGAACGCCAGTTTGCTGTGTGTCACCCCATCCTCATCCCGGAAGGTTTCCGCCGCCAGCAGCGGCGCGATCACCGACCCGGCGTAGGTCCACCGGTCCGCCACGTCGAACGTGGAGGTGGAGGCGACCCATACGGTGGTGGTGGCGAGCTCCTCTGTACCTTCGAAGGAGCGGACAAGGCGTTGCTCAGAGACGACCCGCGCCGGGTAGGTGGAGCCGGCGGCGGCGTAGGTGGCGGTGGCGTACCCGTCGGTTGAGATCCCCACCCAGGCGTGGCGGGTGATCGTCGTGGAGAACAGGGGGAGGAGGGCGTCAGTGAACGCCACAGGTCACCATTCGACGATCCCCCGATCCGTATCTGTCCCCGGGTGGTCGTCTTGGCCGACCTTCACCTCCGGCTGGATCCGGTCCGTGTCATCCTCCTGGGCCTTCTTGTCGGCGATACTGGTGCCGCCGGCGTAGACGCCGGAGCCGGCGCGGCGGGCTGCTTGGCCGCGGAGGGAGCGGGCCAGCTCCCGGTAGGTGACCCCCTGCCCTTCGATCTTCAAATCCCCGACCTGCTTCGACGTGCCGGCGGGGGCGTACTTGGCGGCGACCGCTTCGGCGGCTTCGGCGGCGGCCAGGGAGACGTGGCTGTTCCGGTTGATGTAGAACTGGATCTCCTCGTCGGAGAGTTTCGCCTTCCCGCCGGTGGTGTCGGTGTCGAAGATGAGGAGCCGCACCGCGTCCCTCGTCGAGGATCCCGGGTTGTTCGTATACGTGTACGCCACTAGTCGTATCCTATTCGGCGGCGGGTGGGGTGATCCAGTTCTTCCGCCAATACCCGATCTCCTGCATCGCCCCGTCCAGCTGCGACAACTGGCCTTTCAACGCTTCCACCTGGGTTTCCCTCCCCATGATCTCACCCCGCACCTGCTCCTTCAGGCGGCCCAACTCTTGGAACCGGCTGCCCATCTTCTCCATCACCACCCCGGAATCCTCGAACCCGTACAGGTGGGTGGATTTCAGGAGGTCGGCGCCGTGCGGGATGAACACTTGGATGCCCCGCCCAGTGGCGATCCCCAAGAAGTACTCGCAGGAAGGCCGTTGACTGCCGTATTCGGCCTGAAGGACCGTGTCGACCGCCATGTCGACCCCGTACATGCCGATCCACTCGTACCCGTCGCCGCCGTCGCTGCGGTCGTTCTCCGACATGAGGATCGCTAGGGCGAGCAGCCAGCTGATGGTGTTGGTGAAGTAGGGGGGGAACCGGTCCAGGAGTACCTGGTGGGGGAACGAAACCGCGCCCTCTATCCCCCACGATTGGGCGAGGGCGAGGTCTTGGCTGCGGACGTAGACAGGCCCGTCGAAGGCGGCGAGGAACTCTTTGTGTTCCGGGTTGGTGCGGTAGAAGGTGTCGAGGTCGTGGAGTTCGAACCAGGAGGTGAACCGTTTCCCGGGGAGCAGCTTGTGGAGCTGGTTGATGCCCCATATCTCGGTGTCCTCGTCGTCGAACGGGGCGAGGTGGGCGGTGCCGGCGGCGAAGCCGACGATCGCCAGCCGCTTAGCGGCCGGTTTCGGGAACTGGTCTGTCACGACTCCTCAGCTTCCTGACGGCGGATCAACTCTCTAAGAGGTCGATCAGGTTCTTCCGGGTCGCATCCGGCGGCGGCTCAAGGCCACGGTCAGCGGCGAGGGCTTGCAGGTCGGCTTTCTTCATGCCGACCAGGTTATCTGCGGTGCCTGCGGGTGGGGCCGGTTCCGACGGGGTGTCGGGGACCAGCTCCCACCCGTAGAGACGCCGATACGAGTGGTGGGCGGGTGACTCGTCGACCACTTCTCCCAGGCCGTAATAGCGGCCTTGGATGGTGAACGCTCGGGTCACCCTGATCCCCACTAGGAGACGGTGTCCTTGATCAGATAGCCGAGGTCGGTGGCGACAACCTTGAAGTCGAAGGCGGCGTCCGTCTCGACTCTCGGTTGCGCATCCACCCACGGCATGTCGAGCCGTTTGGTCCGCATCCCGTTACCGGCGCCGACCAGCGCGTTCCACACGAAGGTGCGGCCGGCGGTCGGGGTGAACGGCCCCGGGTTCGGGTCCACGTAGCACACCAGGGCATGGTCGCCCAGGTTGAACGCCATTGTCGGGTCGCCGGTGGAGTCGGCTTGCGCCGTGTTCCGGGCCGAGTCCGCGATGTACACGTTGTCGAACCCGAACAGGTCCTTGATGAAGCCTGGTGTCACGACCCGCCCCTGGTTGTCGGGGAGCCGGTTCACGATCTTCGTCGAGTTCCACAGCCCCGAGTACCAGGAGTCTGGACCTAGGAGCAGCGTGTTGGGTCGGAACCCGGTTTTCTGCAGGACGGTCTTGATGGCGGTTGCGATGTCGTCGATCGGGTCACCCGTAGAGCCGGACCAGGTCGCCGTGGACTCGGTGGCCCACACTGCGGTGGAGAAGGCGGCGGTGGCGAACTCCAGGTCCATCCTGATCGAGATGTCCTGGACGGTCTGCAACGCGGCCGCCTGCTCCGGGTCCGCGGCCGGGTCGGCGTTGGCTCGGATCTGCTCCGACACGTCGAAGTGGACCGCCCACACGTCACAGTTGTAGCTCCCTGTCGACATGGTGATGATCCGGCCTTCAGATTCGGTGCCGGGTGCCCGCTTCGCAGCATGGCTGCGTAGCGCCGACGCCTTGTCGAAGATGTGGTACTTGTTGGACTTGTTGGCGACACCCTGGACGGGGAACACGAGGGTCCCGATCGGGGGTTTCGAGTTGTAGTAGGCGAGGGAGAAGTCGGTCAACGCTCCGTCGACATGGACATCTCCTAGTGTTGGTTCACCTGCTGGCATTAGTCACCCCCTCTCTTACACGGACGCCGCAGCGGCGGCGACCCAGGCGACGGTCACGATCCGGCCAGTTGAGCCGGATGAACCGTCGACGATGACACCGAGCGCGGCTGCGTCGGTGGTGGCTGCGGTCCCGTACCCGTTGGACGAGGCGGCGACCAGGTTCCCTGCGGACAGGGTGGAGCCAGCCATCCGCAGCGGGGTTTTCCCGACCAGTAGCGACACGGCCACCGGCTCGACACCTGCGTCGAGGGTCGACGCGGTCACCGAGTTCAGGATTCCGAAGATGTTCCCGGAGATGGTGGACGGGCCGATCACGGCGTGACCGGAGCTGTTGATGGCGATGAACTTGTATAGGTCGCCTTTGTTGAAGGTGGCGCCGGCGATCAACTGGACGTTGATCGCTCCACCGTAGTTGGGTCCTGGCATGTCAGCCTTCCTCTCTGGAGGCGGCGACCAGGTCAGGGTTGCGGCGCCACGCCTCGGCGCGGGCCTGGGTCATGTTCGGGTAATGGTCCCGCTCCTGCTCCAGGATCGACTTGGCGATCGCGGTGATCTTGTCGTTCGCCGACCCGGACGCAGCCGAGTCACCCAACTCTGCGGACAGGTCAACCAGTTTGGCGACCACGTCCAGTTGGGCGTCCAGCTTGTCGTAGGCGGCGGGGGCGGCGGCTGCCAGCTCCTTCAGCACCGGAGCCATGTCCGGGCCGAGGATGCGGCGCAGCTGGCCGGCTCGGGTCGTGAACCGTTCCGCCAGACGCTCCTCGACGAGCTTCGCGGTCTCGGCTTTCGCCGACGCAGCCTCAGCGTTCGCCTTAGCGACCGCCTCATCTAACGCGGCGAGCCGTTTCTGCACCGGCTCGGGGAGGTCGTCAGGCAGGGCCGGCTCGTCCGTCCCAGAGACAGCCGCGATCTTCGCCTCGAGGGCGGAGATGGTGGCGGCGAGCTCGTCGAGCTCTTTCATGACCGCCTCACGGTCCTGCTCCGGGAGGTGCGAGATGTCCAATGCCATCGTGTACCTCATGGTTCGACCCTCGCGGGGTTCTGCTTTACTGACTTCCCAGTCGTCTGGGAGGAACTGTACCGCGTTTAGGGCGCGGGCGCGGCGAATGATGTGACGTTTCGTTGACGCCGGGGCGGCGGCCCTACCCATCGACTGGATGGCGTTGCGGAGGTCGCCGACGGTTTCGATCGGGAACGACCCGTCCGGGAGCGCCATCCCTTCCGCCGCCAACATGGCGCGCCGCTCCTGAGAGAATTGGCGTTTCGCCAGCGACTTGAACAGCAGGATCTCGGCGGGCGGGTTGTCGCCAGCGGCGACGGCGCCGATAGAAACCAGCCTGGTGAGGTGGAGACGGTTCACAGCGGCTCCCGCCACCCTTCCCCGACGATCGACAAAGCCTTATAGGTGCCGTCCTTCACCCGCTCCCACAGCAGATCCCCCTCCTCCGTGTCCCGAGCCTCGAAGCCGACAACCAAACCTAACGGTGTCCCCTCCGGGTATAGGCCGGCGGCAATCTTCTCTGCCGTCACCGCCACCCCTTCGATCAACACCGCCGCGTCGAACAGTTCATGGCCCGCATCCCCGGATCGGGCCTCCTTCACGAACCCGTAAAACGCTTCCTCCAAGGCCCGTTGCGCCTCCGGGGTATCCACCACGTCACCAGACACGTCCACCACCTGCCCATCCGCCCCCTGATGAATATAGGCGCGGCCCCAAAACCGGCGCTCCTCAGGAGCCGCCTTCTCGATATCGCAACGAATGGTGATATCCACGTTTCGCAGCATATCAAACCCCGCCATGATTCACGTGGAACATGCCGCGTGCCAGACAGCGGAGACAACCACGACGAAGGCGGCGAGCGGCGCCGCTACCAGCAAGCTACGCCCGACGGTGGCGTGATGGTGGGGTCCGCTGTTGAACCACCGGCTGGCGAGTGGGTGCAGGTAGAGGACGGCGACAACAGCGACGGCGAGGATCAGGTAGGCGGCGTTCAGGGTTCGCTGGATAACCGCAGGGTCGCACATCACCGCACCTGGAAACAACGGACATAGGGCAACGTCGTGGCTCTCAGAGGCAGCGGCGGGAGGGAAAGGTTGGTCAAACTTTCAAGGTGTGGGGGGTTCCGCCCCCTCCAGAGGGCGGGCGCCAGGGATAAACAGGGGCGGGATCGTCCAGTAGGCGGCGTCGACGCAGGCTTCGATGAACTGCCGGAACTCGTCCTCGTATGGCTTGAAGGCGTAAATGGCGTTGAACATCTCGACGGTCCCCTGGACGTACCCTTCACACCAGGCGCGGCCCTTCTCCGCCGCCACGTCGGCCGAGCCGCCGCAGCCGGCGACGAGAGCCACTACCGCCATCGCTGCAAACAGTCTGCGCATCTGTCGATCCTATCACATGATCCAATCAGCGGTCAGAACTGGAATACCCGCTCAGAAATGGAACGAGTGTTCCAATTATGTGACGGTGAGGGTGAACCGGACCCGCCCGAACATGCCCCGAGTCAAAGCGACACCGGCGGGAGCGTCATGTTGCATGATCTGCCCGACCGGGGACTCCGGGGTGCCGAGAACCCAGGGTTCCAGGTCGGCGGCGGGGCGGAGGATGGTGAGATGGTCGCGGCGGATCACCGTACCGGCGGGGAGGTCGACGGCGGTGTAGACGCCGCGGCGGGCGAGATGCCGGGCGGCGGATTCAGACGGCCGGGGTTCAAGGGTCGGGTCGCCGAGGATGACACGCCGAGTCTCCTCATCGACTTGGGGGGGGTCGTAGACGAGGGTGTACAGCTCGTCGGGGCCGATAGCGAAATTGTTATCACCGCCGGTGCCGGGACGGATGGTGAAATGCTTCTCCACCACGTCAGCACCAACATCGAAGGCGACGGTGGCGGCCTGGATGCCGCGGGTATGGTCCGAGTATCCGACCATCGGCGCCACCGGCCGTAACGTCCCCACCCTCGCCACGTGCGCATCCTCAAGGGGGCAAGGGTAGGTGAGGGTGCAGGCGAGAACAATGTCAGGTTTCCCGGCCCACGCCACCGCCCGCGCAATCTCATGGACGCTGGAGGCGCCGGTGGAGATGATCAACTGTGCCCCGGACATCCCGGCTGCTTCGATCAGCTCCTGCCAGGTGATGTCACCGGAGGCGATCTTCACCCACTGCCACGGGTACTCCAGCCAGGACGGGTCGAAGATCGACAACCCGAACCGTTCCACCGACGCCTCAACCTGCGCCCACTCGTCGATCGTCAACGCCTTCTCGAACGCCTCCCACTGTGTCACCGGCTCATCCAGTGACACATCCCCGTAGCCGGGCACCCCCCTCGTCACCAGCCGCTCCACCGAGTACCCCTGCCCCTTCACCATCCACGCCCCAGCCTCGACCGCCGCCGCCGCAGTATCCAGGGCAAGTTGCAGGTCACCGCCGCAGGAGCCGAACTCGGCGATCACCCGCCGCGGCGGATCAACCAGCATCACCGGCGTTACCTCCCCAAGACACCTGACCGGCGACCTCCGCGGCGGGCCGGTTCTTCATCTCCGCATACTCGAGCGCAGCCGCCCGTGTCGTGAACCTCGCACCGCCCTTGTAGTAGACGCCCTCGTAACGGCTGAACACCCCATATTCGGGCAGATACTCGTCTGTCTCTACGACTATGTACTCGTCCATTGCTCCTCCTCCCTGGTCACTTTAGCGCGCCGAAATCCTCCGCGGCCACCCGGCTCATCGCCGCCCATGCGGCTCGCGTCGCGGCCCGGTTCTTCATCGCCGCCCACGCCACCGCCCTCTCCGGCGCGTCCGGCTCCGCATCTGTGAATTCGACACCCGCCATCCGGTATATGCCGTCCTTGTCACGACGGTACCCCGAGAACCCGACCCTGTCCGCGTCCGAATAGGACTCTATGACTATGTGATGGTTCACGGCTCCTCCTGTCGAGTCACTTTAGCACCCCACGTAGCCGCTCTCCACCAGGCGGCGTGAGCAGCGCAGACATGGTAGCCGCTGCCCCGCCACCGTGCCCAGCGGATCAGGTAGCGGGCGGGTTGCTGACAGCCGTGACGGACACATAGGTTACCCGGCGGCATGTTCAATGATGCGGCGCACCCGGTCGGCGCCGCCACCGTCGACGCTGCGGCGGGCTTCGACGCTCATGTCGCCCCGCAGGTCGGGGTCGCCGAGGATGGTGGTGACGGTGTGGCGGAGATGTTCGGGTGTGACGAGCCGGCCGAGTCCGAGGTTGATGTTCCCTATCCCGAGGTGGGTGTGGGTGGTTTCCCGCTGGTTTTGGCAGAGGACGACGGCGGGGACACCGACGGCGGCCGCCTCATACAGGGTGCGTCCGCCGGAGGTGAGGAGCAGGTCGGCGTCGTGCATGGCGGCGGCGACGCTGCGGCGATCTTCGGGGCGGATGACGTCGAGGAAGACGGGGAGAGGTTTGAGGGCTTCGACGGCGAGTTCGGTGAGCCGGGCCGGGTCGGTGCCGCCGAACAGGACCGCCACCTGCGTCGCCTCCGCCTTCACCTGGTAGGGGCGGACGGTGAACTCGGGACGTAACACCGCGTATCGGGCGCCGGAGTAGCGGGGCGGGATGTCTCGCGGGTCGCCGTACATGTCGTTGACGACAGCGTCGGCTCTCACCGCGCCGGGGCCGCGGTCCTCCAAGGTGACTGTCGGGATACCGGGCAGATATTCAGCCAGTTGGGTGTCGAGCCGATCGTTCACCCACACGTCCGGGTGTTGCCCGTCCCACATCGGCCAGCCTCGCTCTTCGAGGATCTCCACCGCCCACTTTTCTGTATCCCGGGTCGGGTGCATGTAGATCTGATGCTGTTGCATCCCTTCCGCCAAGGTGAGACACCGGTACAAGTGGCCGGCGCCGATGTTCTTCGAGGCGGCCAGGTTGAACACGACAGTGAGCCGCGGTGCCAACGTCCGATAGTCGTCGATGGTGTCGATGTCGGTGAGCGGATGGGGCCAGGTGGCGACCCTGACTGGAGGAGTGTCATGGTGCTGGGCAGGCCACCACCTGACCCCGACCTCACGGATCGGCCATGTCGTCGAGTCGGAACGCCGGTCGTGCCGTCCCGTGAGGATCCGACCCTCCCACCATAACAGATGCCGCTCCTCGACCCCTAACGCTGTCGGCTCCCCGCCGGTGTGGTTGAGGAACCAGCGGAGCAGCGTGGCGGTCATCGGCTGCACCGTAGGTTGGACGAGGAGCAGGTCGCCGGTCCAGTTGATCCGGGTCGCCGCATCCCTGACTACCTCGTCGACGAGGACTTCGGCGAGCTCCGGGCCGCGTCGTAACACCTGATGGCCGTCCACCTGACCTACCGAGGCGATTTCGGGGTCGTCGGTGGAGATGATGACCCGGCAGCCGGCGGCGACGGCGGCGCGGGCGGCGATGAGAACCAGCGGTGTCCCGTCGGCGTCGGGGAGCAGGTTCTTCCGTTTCAGTTCGACGGAGCCGCCGCGGGCGGGGATGACGGCGAGGGTCACAGGAGAGGGTCTTGGAGGGTGAGGGTGCAGCGGCATGACTGGTGGATGGTGGGTGTTTGGGTGGTGACCTGGTTGATGCCGGTGTAGCTGCCGCCCAGGTCGACGACAGCACCGTCGAGGGCGGCGCAGATGGGGCAGGTGCGGGTGTCGCTGGTCGCCACCCACACGGTGCGGGGCGCTTGGAGGAGGCCGAGGTCGGTGGCGGTCTGCCAGGTGACGTGTTGGCCCATGTTGGCGGCGGTGATGGTTTCGGTGCGGGCGATCATCTCCGCCCTCCAGGTGAGCAGCTGGTCGGCTTTCCTGGCGGCGACCTTAGCGGCGTGGCTTTCGGTGACCCCGGAGGTGATGCTGGAGCGGAATAGGCGGTCGACGGCGGCGGCGTGTCGGGGGAGGAGGCCGATGAGGGTTTCGATGTGGCGGGCGGTGATCCGCGGATGGATGCCTTCTTGGAGTGCTGCGGTGACGGCGGCCCGGATGGCTTCCCGGTTGGTTGCGGTGATTTGGGTGACGAGACGGGCCGCGTGCTGTTCCGCCCACCGGGTAACGGCCGGGTTGACCTGGTTGAAAGCCAGGTTCACGTTGACGGCTGCCCGGCGGGCGGTGGTGGCGGAGACGGTGTGGAGGGCACGGCGGATGGTGTCAACGACTTCGGGGGGGATGGGGATGGCGGCGGCTTGGATGGCTTGGTCGATTTGGCCGGCGGCGAGCATCTCCTCCAAGTTCGGCACCTTGGCCCGCATCGCCTGCAACGCCCGCCGGATGGCGGCTCGGAGGCGGGGTTCGGCGTCGTCGGCGGCGTCCAAGATGTCTTGGACCGACTTAGTCAGTGTCGGCATGTATGATGGCTTCTTAATGCTTCCCCGCCGTGCGCGGCCGCTCATACTGCGGTCCGCACTGGCGGAGATTATCAAGTGGTGACGCGGCGCGGTCTGACTGACGCCCATGATTCCCCGGAGGCGGTGATCGTCCCGGTGGAGGTGAACCGCCACTCGTAGAGGCCGGCGCCGGTGGCGTTGAACTCCGACCAGTAGATCCCGGCGGCTTCCTTGGTGATCCCGCCGACGGCCCCCACCGCGGTGGAGGTGCGGGTACGGATCGTCGGGCCGGTTGACGTGGGGGTGTCCCACAGGAACTTGACGGTGGTCGGGTCGGTGTTGGCGCCGGCGGTGGAGGTGAAGGTGCCGATGGCGCGGACGATGTCGCCGATGTCGTAGGTGGATGGCAACAGGTTCCCCTTTCCTCTATTCGTCGACTAGGACGACGCCGCCGCGGGCTTCATCTGCGAGTGTAACCCCGGATCGGGCCTCGTCGGTTAACGCTACGCCGCGGGCCTCATCGGTTAACGCCACGTTCCCTTTCGTGGTGGTGGCGACCAGGGCGTTGTAGAGGGCGGCGGTGACAGATGCGGCGCCGGGGATGGTGAGACGAAGCGCCTCGATTTCGCGCAGGTAGGCGGCGACCGTCGCCGCCCCGGCGGCGGTCATCCCGATCGGTTGGGTTTGGCGCAGGTTGGCGGCGAATGTCCCTGTCCCGGCGGGGGTCATCCGCAGCGCCTGGGTTTGACGGAGCGCCGCGGCGACGGTGGCGGCCCCGGCGGTTGTCATCGCCACCGGCTGTGTCTGCCGCAGGTTGGCGGCGACGGTCCCCGACCCGTTGGAGGTGGCGGTCAACGGTTGGGTTTGCCGCAGGTTGGCGGCGACGGTCCCGGCGCCGGCGGCGGTGACGACCAGTTTCTGATCCTGCCTGAAAGTGAACGTATCGGTAGCTGCACCGTTGATGACGGCGGCGAGGGTGTTGAGGGTGCCGCCGGTGACGGTGAGGGAGAAGCTGGTCGTGGCTGCCCCGGCGGCGACGGTGCGGAGCGCCTCAATCTCTCGCAGGTTGGCGGCGACCGTCGAAGATCCGGTGAAAGTGGCGGCTAACGGTTGTGTCTGGCGGAGGGTGAACGTGTCGGAGCCGCTGCCGTTGAAGGTGACAGCTAACGCTTGTGTCTGCCGGAGCGTGAACGTGTCGGTGGCTGACCCGGCGGCGGTGACCCGGAGTGCCTCGATCTCTGTCAGGTTGCTGGTGACCGTCGACGACCCGGCGGTGACGGTGCGTAGCGCCTCGACTTCGGTCAGGTTGGCGGTAACCGTTGCTGCGCCGGCGGCGGTAGCCGCCACCGGTTGCGTCTGGCGGAGGGTGAGGGTGAGGGTCGCTGACCCGTTGATCGTGGCGGCGAGCTCGTTGGTGGGGGCCGCCGCCTCGGGGACGAAATACCAGAAGTAGCTCATGGGCTACCCTTTACGGATCGACCAGGTGCCGGTAAACGAGGCTCCGGTGGTGCGCTGGACGGTGAAGTCCCATCCGTTGAGGAGCATGAACACGGGCGATACCCACACCTTCTCTTCACCTTGGGCGTTCATCACCGTGTCCCACCAGAAGGTGCGTTGCGTGTCGGACGAGTTCTGGACTTTCTCTTTGAGTCGGAAGACGACAGTGTCGGCGCCCGCCATAGCGTTGAGGGCGAAGAAGAACTGGTAGGCGCCGGCGGTGGTTTCCGGGTTGGCGGTCAGCACGGTTTCGGTGGTACCGGTGAAGGTGTGTGAGCCTGAGGCGTGGGTGGTTACTGCCATGTCATGCCCATCCGATCAATGCGGCGCTGAGGTCGCTGGTACTGTTCTTGCGGAGGGCAAGCCGCGACCCGGAAGGGATCTCTACTTCAAGAAACGCCGGACCCTGCTTCATCAAGATCGCCTCGCTGGAGTTGGTCCGTACTGTCCAGGTGGCAAGGGCTTGTTCTACGCCGGCTGCGCCGACGCCGACATCGACAGTGAAGGTGTCGGATTGGGCGGTTGTGTCGCCGGGTACCCCGCATGGATGGAACGTCAACGCCCGGTACGCCTGGGCGGTGGAGGCGACGGCTTCATCCCAAGCGTTATCGGTCAAGTCGCCGGTGGTCGGACCTGACGTGGCGGTGTTGACGCCGATCGTGTCAGCGATCGAATATCCACCAAACGCTCCAGCACGCCCGCCGTAGACAAGAACGAACTGCGGGTCGTAGATGTCGGAGACGACCGCACCCTGGATCTGTCCTCGTATCTCGACACCTTGCGGCACGTAAAGAGGGATATAGGTGACGATGCGGAGGTCGTGGTGACCGAACGGGATGTTCGTTACCTGTATCACCTCGGAGCCGGAGGCGCCGAAGGCGATGTTCATCAACATCGAGGTATCAGTAGCGGCGACCCCGACGATGGTTACCTCAGCGCTGATCCACATCCCGGCGACAGGTTGGGCGGTTGAGCCGACAATCTGCTGATACGAGCCCACCGTATGCGGGGTCGCCGAGGCGGTGAAGTTGGTCGGGGTCTGCACCACCGACCCTCTCGGCGACCCAACGCGTGGGAACCCTTTCGGCATCAGGCCCACCCGATCAGGGCACCGCTGTGGTCGTTGGTGCTGTTCTTGCGGAGAGCGAGCCGCGACCCGGAAGGTATCTCGGCTTCGATAAAGATCGGGCCGAACGACTCTTCGACGAACTCGTTTGTTGTGGTTTCTACTGTCCAGGTGGCAAGGGCTTGTTCTACGCCGGCTGCGCCGACGCCGACATCGACAGTGAAGGTGCCGGATTGGGCGGCGGTGTCGGCTGGGGGGAGACATATATGGAGGGTCAACGCCCGGTACGCCTGGGCGGTGGAGGCGACGGCTTCATCCCAAGCGTTATCGGTCAAGTCGCCGGTGGTCGGACCTGACGTGGCGGTGTTGACGCCGATCGTGTCAGCGATCGAATATCCACCAAACGCTCCAGCACGCCCGCCGTAGACAAGAGTGATCCGCGGGTCATAGATGTCGGATATTTGGGTGGCGCGCACCTGTCCTCGTATCTCGACACCTTGCGGCACATAGAGGGGGATATAAGTGAAGACTTGTTGCCCATGTGCTCCGAACGGGATGTTCGTTACCTGTATCACCTCGGAGCCGGAGGCGCCGAAGGCGATGTTCATCAACATCCCCGTGTCGGTGGCAGAAGCGCCGACAGATGCGTCGGCGCTTATCCACATCCCGGCGACAGGTTGGGCGGTTGAGGCGACGATCTGCTGATAGCTGCCGAGGGTATGGGCCGTCCCGCCTGACGTGAAATTGGTCGGGGTCTGCACCACCGACCCTCTCGGCGACCCAACGCGTGGGAACCCTTTCGGCATCAGAGCCCGTACGGGTCGTCGGGGTCACGGAAACGACTCGACCCGAGCAACTCGGCAAGTCGCGCCCTCACCTCGGCGAGACGCC